ACATGTCTGCTATGTTTAATACATCTCAATTCAACGGTGACATATCTGGATGGGAGGTTTCTAACGTAACCAACATGTATGCCACGTTTTACGATTCCGTGTTCAACGGTGACATCTCTGGATGGGATGTATCCAACGTAACCGATATGGATTCTATGTTCAAGGGATCTCAATTCAACGGTGACATCTCTGGATGGGATGTTTCTAATGTAACTACTATGGTCGACATGTTTGCAAGCAGTCAATTCACAGGTGACATCTATAAATGGAAAATACCTAAAACAACTAATACTTCACTTTTGTTTATAAATTCAAAGTTCAAGTATGACAGTTTTGACAGTTACATAGATGATATGGTAGTTGGTAAGAAATTAGGTCCTTTAAGACATTTGTTGAATGTATAAATACAAAAATGGAAACAATCAAAGTCACTACTTTAAAACAACTCAAAGATATAATTAAAACATCACCAGATGATGCGAATTTGAATCATTTGGATGTTAGTAAAATAAAGTCCATGAAAGATCTATTCTACGGTTCTAAATTCAACGGTGACATCTCTAAATGGGACGTATCCAAGGTCAAAAATATGTTCAACACATTCGGTAATTCTCAATTCAACGGTGACATATCTGGATGGGATGTTTCCGAGGTCAGAAACATGGACAGTATGTTCTCCAATTCTCAATTCGCAGGTGACATCTCTGGTTGGGATGTTTCCAAAGTAACCGATATGTCGTGGATGTTTAACACATCTCAATTCAACGGTGACATCTCTGGATGGGATGTTTCCAACGTAACTAACATGAGTTATATGTTTAACACATCTCAATTCAACGGTGACATCTCTGGATGGGATGTTTCCAACGTAACTAACATGAGTTATATGTTTAACACATCTCAATTCAACGGTGACATCTATGGATGGGATGTTTCCAACGTAACTGAAATGGATGACATGTTTAACACATCTCAATTCAACGGTGACATCTCTGAATGGAAAATACCTAAAACAACTAATACTTCACTTTTGTTTAGAAATGCAAAGTTCAAGTTTGACAGTTTTGACAGTTACTTAGCTGGTGTTGACGTTGTAGTTGGTAAGAAATTAGGCGCCCTGCGTCAGTTGTTGAAACTGTAAATATACTCATATGTCCGCCGGTCAACATCCAGAATCCAACCTTGATGTATTCACTCCTGAGGTTATTGAACATTTAAAAAACAACAAAGAGGAGATAACTCAAGAGTTGTTGGACAAACTAAGAACTCATGGTAATGAGGGAAAACAATTAGCGTTGGATATTTTAGACACCGTTAAGGATGAAGCGGAGTATTATTTAGACTCTTTTGGGGATAGGATGTTTTTCAACGGTAACCGCAGGTTGAAAACAGAGTTCAGGAAATTAGACCTGTGTGACATACATATACAAGAGATGAAACGATGTTCTGAAGATTCAAACTATTTCAAAGACAACTATGTGAAAATAAGAACTAAATCGGGCGTAAATTTCCCAGATTTGCGAGAGTATCAAAACAGAGTTCTTAGCACTATTATTGAGAAAGAATCTATAGTTTCTTTAGCACCTAGACAAAGTGGTAAATCAGTAACTACTGGGATTTATTTAGCTTGGAAGTATAATTTTGGTTATGGGTTGAATATAGGAATCGTAGCTAACAAAGGGTCTTCGGCTAGAGAGTTTTTGGAGAATGTTAAAAACATTTTGATAGATTTACCAATGTGGATGCAACAAGGGACTAAAACTTGGAACAAAGGTCTCATTGAAAATGAAACAAAAATGAGAATTTTAACAGACGTACCTAGTGCAGATTCATTTCGTGGTTTTGTCTGTCATATTTTAGTAGTGGATGAAGCTGCTTGGATTAACACAAAAAATTGGGACGCTTTTACGGATGCTATTTTTCCATCACAGTCTAGTTTATCATGGAAGAAGAACATTTTATTGAGTACAGCTAATGGACAAAATCATTTTTGTGACATAGTTGAAGGAGCTAACGATGGTGAATCTAACGGTTACACTCCAGCACATGTAGATTGGAAAGAGGTTCCCAGATTTAACGCAGATGGTACCGTTATGACAACAGAAGTGTTTAAAGACACAATCGTCAAAAAACACGGAATAGTTCACTTTAATCAAAACTACGGGTGTGTTTCCGCCTCTAGTACAATAAATATATACGATAAAATTACAGGAAATTCATGTGAAATTACAATTGAAGAAGCTAAAAAACTACTTAACGACGAATGATATAACTTCGTTTTCTAAACATAACCAATTGTTGTTACAAATGGTTTTGGACATAGTTGAGCATGTTGGTAAAAAAACATTCACACCTACACATTTAATCATGTTATTATCACAAAACGAATGGTTTTGTGTTTGTGGTAAAACTTTACGGTCTTATGATTCTAATAAAAAGAATTTTAGGAATCATTGCGTAAAATGCAAACATAAATTGTATGATATATCAAACATTATTAAAAACAGCCATAAAACAGAACAACTATATATTGGTGGTTTATTATCTAAAGAAGAAACAGTTAAGCAGATAAAAGACATGGATATACAACAATATTACGGTTCTGGAAATCATCGAAAACTTTTAAAGAAAAATCTTCAGTTATTTCATAGCATAAAATACAACACACATAACATAGACACCGTAAAAGGTGTTAATATTGTAGCTAGAATGATTCATTTGTCTATAAATTCAAGAATATGTAATTGCGGTGAGTCTGTTATGAATTACAATTGTGAGTCTCACTTGTTTTATCCATGTTGTTTGAAATGCAGACCGGTGTTAGGTTCTCTAGCTTATTTTAAGATGATGTACCATGAAGATTTTGAGATGAGATTTACAAACGACCGGCTTGCTAGACGGAAGCGCGGCAAATGGTTGCATTCATCCGAACGGTACGCGAAAAAATACGGTGTGACAAGAGGCGCTGATGAATATAATTTTCATATAAAGAGAATGTTGGATGGGAAAAAAAACTCACACAACGCATCAAAAATATCGTTGACGCTTTTTGATTCTCTCATGTCATATGGCGCGTTCAACGGTGCTATGTATGCAGGTCATCCAAAAGAGAAAATGTTTGAATTAGATAATGAATTTAGCCAAAAGTTAGGACAACAAATTATATTTGTTGATTTTGTCTATGAAAATAAAATCATTGAATTTCAAGGAGATTATTGGCACCGCAATTCTCATGAGAAAGATGAACTGAGAAAACTTTTTTTACAATCTTTAGGATACGACGTATTATTTATTTACGAAAACGAATATAAAAAAGACACAATAAAAGAAATAAACAAATGTGTTAGGTTTTTAAAAGGCGAAAATGTACAGAACCGGTACAAAATACTTGCAAAATCTGGGTTCGTTGATTTTGACAACATAGTTTCGACCGGGGTCAAAAACACTTTAAAGTTCACAACCGAAAACGGAATTTATGTTGAAGTTTCTGAAGAACATATTTTTTTTGTAAATGGAAAATCTGTTATAGCTAAAACGTTAAAAGTAGGAGATATTCTTGAAACAAAAAATGGCGTTTCTAAAATTAAAAAAATAGAATATGGTGTGAGTGAAGTTTATGACGTGTTGGAAACGGACACGCATACATATTATGCCAACAACGTGCTACACCATAATTGCGAGTTCGTAGGAAGTACATATACGTTGATCAGCGCGAGCGGAATGAAAGCTATGAAACCAGGAACTGTTGAGGAAATCAGAGATGGTAAGTTACGAATTTACAAACCTCCTCAGGAAAATCACCAATATATAATGACCGTAGATGCTTCTAAAGACGGAGAAGATGCATTCGCGGTTCAAGTAGTAGATGTAACTGATTTTAATTTCGAGCAAGTAGCTTGTGCTGATTTGCAAATCGACTACTTGTTGATGCCTGAGTTTTTAAACGAGTGGTGTGAGTGGTACAACCAACCGTATTTAATAATAGAAAATAATGAGGGGGCTGGACAAAGTTGTGCGGACGTTATGTACCAAACTTACGAATATGAAAACTTGCATTTTGACAAAGCTCAAGGAAGAAACAAAAAGAAAAAATACCCGGGTTTCAGAACTACTTCTAAAACCAGAAAACAAATACTTTTAACTATGAAATTGTTCGTTGAAAATTCAAAACTAAAAGTTAACGACTTGAGAACCATCAAAGAATTTCAACGGTTTATTTTAATCAACAATAAATACCAAGCAGATACAGGTACTCACGACGATATGGTTATGTCTTTAGCTATGGTGTTTGTTCCGTTTTGTGATATGAAAAACTTCGAAGATATGAAACAGTTAGTAGAACATTTGTACGCAGATGAAGATAACGAACAAAAGATTTCTTTCAGTGAGTTGTTAACAATCGGATCTTTCGATGCAGGAACTGATGAAGATTACGAAGATATGATTTCGGAAGATGAGCATTCAGAGCATTCAGAGCATTCAGATTTTTCACCAGTGTTCGTCACTTAATTCCTTTTGAGCTGTTTAGCTTATTCATAGATGTTGAATCAGACAGACACTTAATACGTTATTTGAAATTCATCCAACACTTTCGGACGTTTGGTTCAATCCAGCGGTTAATACTGAAAAACACCACATATTGCCGAAATCCATGTATCCAGAATATGCTAAAGAACTGTGGAATTTGGTAGATTTGCCATTACTGGTTCATTTCTTAGCACATTGGATGTTAGCTAAAGCACTTCATGGTAAGATGCGGTAAGATGTGGTATGCGTTCTACGCAATGTGTAACAAAAACACTAAAAATGGAAAAATTAAAAGTTACAACTCCGTTATGTATGAAACTGCTAAAAAGAAATTTTCATAATGTCACAGTCGGTGGCACAACTCTATAACTGACGGCATTCAAAACAAGAAAATAATATGCGCTAAAACCAAAGAAACTAAATTAAAAACACACGGTTACTACCAAACAATTTCAAAAAAAATCAGCAAAAACAATGACTTCGACCGTTGAAACAAACGGACTAACTATCGCTCAAAATAGATCTATCAAATCATCCAAAACTACTAAAAAATCCAGAAGTTTAAAAGGCTCTAATAATGCAAATTCAATTGTTATAAAAGTCTTCGATTCAAAAGGCAAACACGTACATACGTTCTTTGGTGATTTTACCGAAAAGTCCAAGTTTCTAAACTTACCAACAACATCTTTGAAAAAATAATACAGAACCGGTGCTAAAATTTACCAATCTAAAACTGGCAAAACAATAGCTGCAAAATCAGGGTTTCAAAAATACATATGGTGGTATGCTGTTAATTTGGGAAAGTGCAAACAGTTCAACAGCTCCAAGAAACACGCTTAATGAACCGAAGACTTACCATAACGCTCAAATGGCATGTAAAATTTAACCGCGTCTGCGAT